AGAAGAAGGTAATGGCTTTGTATCATCATACCATGTTCCTAAACTTAAAAAAGCTTTTGAACTTATAGGTCTGTATGGAAAAGGTATGAATGAATCTGTAGTAAGAAAAAATCTTAAGTCTATAATAACTAAGGTACTTGAAGAAGAAGTAATTAATGAAGCTGCTACTAATGACTTAGCTAAAATAGCAGATGAATATGAAGATTTTGGAGGTTTAAAACCTGCAGTAATTTCATTACAAAATATAGTTACAGAAATAGAATCTTTCTATGATAAGACTAGAGAAAAGATTCAAAAAGTTTATGACTCTTTAGGTAATGTAACTAATGATGAAGGATTAAAAGTAGGAGCTTTTATTACACCTTCTATCGAAAATGCATTCAAAAGAGATCTTAAACACATAATTAAAAATCAATTCACAGGCGGATTAAATATGCCTCAAGTAAGACGTATTTCTCAAGATGATATAAATAGAGGAACAGTTCAACAAGAAGCTCCGAAAGATACAGTATTTTCTCCAGTTAACGAAAATAAAAATAAAAATGAAAAATAATTTTGACTTAAGAAAATTTTTAACAGAAAATAAATTAACTTCTAATACTAAGACTTTAAATGAAGCCGAAGAAGAAAACTGGAGAGAAGAATACCCTGAAGCTAAAAATTCATGGGAATATGACGATCAAGGTTATGGAGCTGTAGAGGCTTTTTTCGATGATGTACTACATAAAGTCGGCACAGATATCTCTTTAGAGGACGCTAAGGGACTGCTTGATAAAAGAGGAGAAGGCGGAGATGATACAAAAGCATTTAATCAAGCAGTAATTACACAAATGCAAAGTACTGATGAAGATGAGATGGATATGAAAAATACTCTTAATATGTTACAAGCATATGAAGAAAAATACAATGAACCTTTCAACACTAATCTAATTACACATTTAGATGAATTCGATACAGATGGAATAAAAGATTTTAAAGGGTATAAAGCACAAGCAGGTTTATCTGAAAAATTTATGGGAGTAGGAGACGATCTTTATACTGATAGGTTAAAAGGAAAAGGAGTTACTAGGAAAAAAGATCCTAAAATACTCAGAGTAAGTATGGGACCTAATGCTGAACAAGAGCAGAAAGTAATCGATATTGCTAGAGATGCAATTGCACTTATGGACGAACAACCCGGAACTAGTGCAGAAGCTGCTTTAGCAGCAGCATTAGAAGGTCTTGAGGAAACTGCTCCTGGCTATATGCATGATTGCGCAGCTAAAGTAATGCATGAAAAATATGGTAACGGAGATTGTATTCCTGAAGAACATACTCTAGTTAAAGAAGGAAACAAATACGTAGTTACTCATTATGATGTTTTATTTGAAAGCGGAAAAACTGTTAAAAATATACCGGTAGGAGAATTAAAAATAATTACTGAATCTCATCACGGACACAAAAGAAGAAAAAAATAATAAAAATGAAAAATAATTTTGATCTCAAAAAATTCTTAACAGAAAATAAATTAACTTCTAATAGTAGGTTAAAAGAAGATTTTTCTCCTTCTCCTAACACTGATATACCTGATGCTAATGGTGAAGATTTTGACGTTGCTACAGCATTTAAGAAAGCAAGAGTAGATATGAGTAAACCTGTATCGGTAATGTATCATTATGATCATGGAAAATCTCCTGATGAAAGTAGAGAAGAAATGAGTGCTGAAGCCGCAGTTAAAAAATTAGAAGCTGAAAGACAGGAAAACCGAAAAAACTATACTGACGATGGTGAAGAAGTTCCTTCCGATATTCATGGATATGAATTTGAAAATTATTCAGTATTAGAAAAACATATGCCTGAAGGACATGAATATAAATTATCATACTATCTAGATGGAGATTATACATATTCAATAACACAAGAAAAATAACATGGCACAATTATTAGTAGACGTTACACCATTTAGACCGACTATAAGAGAGTCAAAAACTAGACCTGGAGTATTCGAGGTTGAAGGAGTTATGCAAAGAGCTAAAGCCGAAAATCAAAACGGTAGAGTTTACTCAAAAGATATCTTAGTAAGAGAGGCTAAAAAATATATGGAAGAGTTCGTAAAGAAGGGTA